CCCAAATTGATTATTGCCGACTCGCCTGTTTCTCACCCGAGAGTCGACAGCGACCGACAACTCACCCTCGGCCCTAAAACACTCCTCCACGGTCAGGAGGCCGCGATCCGAGTGGATTCTCTGGCTCCCGGTAAAACATGCTGGATGACATCCACCGAGCTTGGGAGTATTCTCTCCCTTCACGTGATATCCATGCCCAGCCTGACTGAGCTTATATACCTTTGGCGTGATTCTGTCCGGGAGGGTATAAAGGCGCCAGCATTCTTCACAGCGGTTACCATCCAGAACACCTACCCAGTAAATAGAAGGATCCTCTTCGCCGACGGCAGCGCTGATGCGGACGACGGCATCTAAGATGCCTACATTCTTGACGTTATTCCCCTCTGTGTCGATTATCCTCCGCATCGAGGTAACTGATTCGGCGAAGACCTCACTGAGTTTACCGCCCAGCACTGTTTTAAGATCGGTCTTCACCCCCTGATGGTGGGCGTCGGTAAGAAAGGCCTGGACCTCCTTAACGACTCTAGCCTTGGTACGAGCCTCGGTGGCATCCAGGTACCCGCCGGCTATCTCCAGGAGTTGACTCAGAGTCTTGGCGTCAGGAGGGTACCCTTCCTCTTTAGCAGCCGCCTCGAAGATACCAGGTAGACTCAATTCATGGATATGGGAGATGGCGATGTGCTTCGGCACCGACTGTGGACCCAAGACTCTGGCTTTCGCGCGGGCGAAAACCTCGGAAACTAGACGCTGAATGGTCTTGACGGCGCCCTGGCCTAAGACTGGAGCCTTAGATTTGGCCATATACAAACCTATCGCCTTTAACAAGGTTCTCCGCAGCCCACAGGGGCTGAAGATTAGTGAAGTGGCAAGCTTGTTTTTGCTGTTCCGGATCAGTCAAGTCGAAGCTGGCCAGCGGCCTTATGTGATCAATATGCCACTGGCCATGATTCTCCCAACTCATGCCGGACCGAAAATTGGACTCAAGATACTCGCGAAGTTCGGGGATGGTGCAGCCGAGACCTCGAACAGCGGAGGAGGTCTTGGTGGCGTTTTGAGACTTGAGGGCTTCGATTAGTCGATTACGAAGGTTCTTAGAGAGCCTATAGTTGCCATCTGTACGATATTTCTGTTTTTCGTATGCTTTCTGATAATCAGGGTGATTAGCAGACCACCTTTTGCTACGCCTTCTTTGGGATTCCGGATTTTCTGCTCGCCAACATTTCGTCCTAGCTAAGACATCATCTTTGTGATACGTGTAGTACTTAACCGCAGTTTTCTTCCTAGATTCTGGATGTTGCCTCTGCCATTCGAGTTTATAGTGGGCATTACAAAGGCCTTTCGCCTCGTGCTTTTTGCCGCATCCGTCGATCACACAGATCTTCATTGCAATTACCGTAGCGTCGCTTATGGCTTTGGTTCAAAATCTTGAGCCACGTCGATTATTTCGTCGGCGAGTTTATCCAGGTCCTTCCTAAAATGCTTGATAGAATCATCGACGAACCGCCGATGTTGATGAAGGAGCCTACGCCGACTAGGAGGAAGAGCGGTCTCTGACTTGGAGAGAAGGCCCATTACCTGATCGATACTTCGACTCAAGTCTTCTGGTTGCTCCTCACCTTGAGGCAGCTGGGCCCCTTCCTGGGGCGGTCCTGATTGGGTAGGTGGCTGACGCCCGCCACCGTCTGGAGGCGCTTGACCAGGCTGTTCTTGTGGTTGCTGCGCCTGCTGTTGAGCCTGTTGCGCCATCTGATCCTTCTGCATAAGCATTGTAACCTGTTGAAAAGCAAAGGGATCTCGCCTGTAATCAAGCTCTGGATGCTGTTGAGGATCAGCAAAACTCGGATCTTTACCACAAAACCTCACTAGAATCTCGCCGACGGTGAAGTATTTATCCAGCAGCTGCTGGTACATGGGATTGAGAGGAATTTGGCCGCCCATTTCCAAGCCGACAGGCTTCTTCTCTACCATCTGAAGAACCTCGTCCATGGTTAAATGAACGGGCATATCCTGCTGGATGCGAACGCTCTCCTTCTCGGGAGTCTCTGCATCCAAGCCCACAAACCTGATGGTCACCAGCTTAGCCAGAGTTGGATCAATCAGGGGTAGGATACGGGCGTTGACGAAGTCTTCAAAGTTAGCAATCAGTGGCCTGATACCAACATCACGGTGAGCTTCGAGCTTGTACTCGTTGTTGGACTCGGACAGAGCTTGGTTGTTGGTACCACGCGACAGGTGCGCGTACCCTGGCAACTCTTCCGGACTCATCTGGAAAGCAGAGAGAATAACGCGTGCATTAGTATCGGAAAGGTACTGAAACTCCATGTCGCGGCTACCGGTATCAATCGGCGTCCATGCAATATCATCTGCCTGGCCGACGCCAAAGACGGGCATACGCCAAGCGTTCGATACGGAGTTGATGCTGGCATTGAATTGCTGTTTGATCTGCTGCAAGACCCTCTCATCAACGTCGTCGCTCTTGATGATGAGCATGCCACGGGCGGCACGACCAGTCTGGAAGTAGAGCTTGTTGTGAGTGGTAATGTTGATATGAGTGGTAATATCGGCAATAGCAGTATCGATAGGCGTCAGAGGATACCCGTCAAGCTCGACATCAGAAACCGGATAAAAACTATGGACAAGGCACTCCTCTGCGGAGAAGGCTTGAACAGGACGTCCTTCTACGACCTGAATCCAAGAGTATTCTTCGGCCTTAAACTTCTCGGCCTCAAACTCCTTGTTCTTGAGCTGCTCCAACATATGGAGAGCGTTTTCGCGCACGGACTCAGCTTCAGTACGATATGGGGCGGCTCGATAAATGGTCCCCGCATCAATGGGACGGAAACTATGAAATTCCATCTTCTGCGATTCTGCGTTCAAGGCCCAAATTACTTCAACTGCAGTACGACCAACGGTCACTGCATTGCGGCCGGTCATACCCAAGAACTGAGCAAAGGTCAACTGGTCATCGGGACGTAAGTTAGAGGTATGACCACAAGTGATGAGCAGACGCTCGGCCCGCTCCAGCCTCTTCTGAAAATCCTCTTTCTCTTTCTCGTTCATTCGATCGAGAATCCCAGGCTGAGGATCGATACAGAACCCTGTGCTGTGACGATCGGGCTGGGGACGGCCAAAGGCCTGTAGCTGGGCCGCGCGAGCATTGACGATGGCCGCCACCAGAGAGTCCTGGATAGCAATGCGCTTGAGGATGCTGTCCGGGAGCAGGCGCAACTTATTCCTGTACAGGGCCGCATACGTATTGGTCTGGCCCGGATTAGTCTCAAAAGCCAGGCGCTCAATAGTCTCACCATTACCGCCGTTGAGAACATTGAGGATGGATTTGGCGAGAGTGGGCCTCTCATTAGAATCGCTCTTATCCAAAAGCTGCGGCGCCACCGAATGAGGATCCGCGAACTCGACGCGAATGTCTGGCCGCTTCCGTGGGCCCTCAGCCTTTTGAAGGACTTGGCCCTGTAGAAGATTTTCTAGGAGTTCACGTGTCAGGGGACTGATAACGTGCTCGTTCTTGCGTATGGACATTATTTACCTAGCTGAATGGGCGACGTAATTAAGGGACACGCTAGACTTATTAACTAGAATCAGCTTATGACAGGGTCCAAACTTTTGGACCCATCCAGGCTGGCTTCGGTCTCCCGGCTCCGCAGGAGAACACCTGCAAGTATCGCCAGTATCGCCGTCGAAGCGAACCACCGCCTCTTGGTCTGCTTCTAAATGGACAAAACGCTTTCCGTCACTATAAAAAATCAAGCCTGCTGCGGTAGGCCTAATATCTGCTTGGATGGGGATGGCGGCGCTGGATACTACCTCGAACCAGGTGCTGGTAACTCGATCCACAATATACGTGCGGCGGCTGCTGACCGCAAAGCCAGAACTAATTGAAACACTATCTCCGACTTGGACTCCGTCAGCGGCGAAGATTTGCAATTGCGTATCAGATGTTAAGGTAATAGTCTCTCCACTGGCGGTAAAACTCTCGCCAGGAAGACGAGCTAGTTGAATATCGGTAGGCGAAAAAACATTCAGAACCACCCAGAAGCCGGTATTTTCAGCGTTGAAGGGTCCAGCTGCATCGCCGGTGATTTCACCTGGGATAAAGAGAATGTCACCGGCGATGATGGTCGAGCCGCCGCCGCCGAAGATATAAGGAAAAGCGCCAAGGCCCCCGTTGCCCAAGACCATATCCACAGTCGAGTCAGCGTTTACAATGACCTGGACTGGCTGCGAACTCAAGGTCATGCCGCGATCCTCACGAAGGGTAGGATCCGTTCCATCCGTCCATGTAAACCGATATCTAGTTCCAGAATCTAGGGTAGACAGGGAAGTATCCCAGGCAGTAGTATTATCTAAAGTAGTGGCCCTGGTTCCGTCAAATATAGTCGTGGTGAGACCAGCACCGAGGGTGCCGCTGAAGCTCTTAGGGTCAGAAATCGTCAGATTCTTGAGACCCATCGTCCAATCAAAGTTTTTCATAAGCGGCTGAGAGGTAGCCTCAGAGTCGCTGAATGCAACAAGTTTGCTAGCAATAGTCAAAAAACTCATAGGTAATGGCTCCAAGGGAGAAGATTGAGGGCGGCAGGTAACTGAATCTATAGCCGCCAGTATGACGACGCTTCCCTTTAAGGACCATACAAATTTTGGAATCCTGAAGACCTAATTTACGAGCGGCTTCTAGGATGGAAGAGTAAATAATTCCATTATGATCTACGATCGGCTTAGATAGCCTAGCTCTGATTTCATTAGCCTGAGCGGCAACCGTGGTGGAGATTTTCCTCTTAATCTCTTCTGATAACACCCTGCCGGTGAGTCCAGCGGAGATATGAGCAGCAGCAACAGCGCGGCGTTCTGGGTCTTTAGACCAATGTTTGACTTTCATACTTTGTCTGGCAGCCTCGGAACGAGGCCCGAGACCATTTCTGTGACCCATCATACCGGCAGAAAATTTAGCTCGATATTCAGCTGATTTTGGCCCTGGGGGGGCGCCATCTCCACCATCAGTCAAATTAGTGAGCTTGCAGCCTAGGGCTCGGAAGTAGGCTATCCAGTGAATTTCGGCCTGGTTAAGGATTCCTTTGTCAGGAAGCTCTTGTAAAACCACTACAGAAAAAGTTAACCCCATAGAATATAAATCCCGAATCCATCTCCCTTTGTAACCTAAACCCTGTTTAGACGGACGACGATGTTCCATCGGTCTGGCCAGACCGGAACTACTTTTGCCTATGTAGCGAAGGCAACCATCTCTAGGATCTACCAATCCATATATTAAAAACTTTAACATGTCGTTAAGATTAGGTTTCAGTCAAGAGACCAAATAATTCTTCCTTTTTTGCCCTTCTTCCCCACTTGATCGTCTGACTGGCCCAAATGTTGCTGAATGAAATGTTGCATATAATTATCTACAGTCGGAAGAGCCCCGGGGGCGACCTCCACCGGCGGCGGAGTGCGCGTCTCATCCACGGCCGTAACCCTACCTTTGGGTATAAATAGGTTCATAACCAGATACCGGATAGCGTCAGGAACGTCATCGTCCTCGTCATCTGGTACTTCCGTAGGATCGCCAGCTGCGTCAAACTTAAAATGGTACTTACTTAAACGCTCTGCCGCGTACTGACACTTAGTATCATCCTTAAGAAGAAATAGATGAGGGTCACCGATTGCAGGCCTAAGCTTCATGCGAACAATATCGATTCCCATCTTGACGCTACCAGGCCCCTTACTCCAATCACGCATCTGAAAACCCTTCTTCTTGAAGAGTTTGATTTGATCCGGAGCTTCTGGGTCACCGAAGATAACCGGATTCCAGAGCTTTACCCGTTGTGTATGCTCTAGTTTCTCCTCTGGATCTAAACCCGTGATAGCTATGACATCAAAGATGAATAGATTCAGGCCCTGTTGGGCACCGCTGACTACCGCGTATTCGTGAGAAAAACCCCAGTCCAAACCCGCATAGAAATTCAGTCCTTGGGCTAGCATCAATGTTATCAAATCAGCTTTAGTAAAATTAGGAGAGTATTTGTCACCCGTAAGCTTCTCCGCCATCTGCGCCGCGGTCAGGAGATGGATGCGTGGATCAAAACGATGATAGATAAGGCCGGTACTTGCGGCCTTCCTGGACATAAGCTGGGCCTGTGCCATCTCCGTATCCACTTCACGAAATTTATTTATAATGTGGGGGATAGGCTTCAATAGGGGCGAGAGTGATTTCTGGGCGGTAGCCAACCGTGTTTTGCAAGACGAGAAAATAGGACACTTGGCGCAACCAGCAAAGACGCCCTTCTGTTGGACGTACTTTTTCTGAACTTCAGAGTCAAGGAGTTTGTAACCAGCTTCATCAGTATGATTCAACTCCTCGTCACTACGCCATAGATCTACACGTGGTTCATCTGGGCGATGACGAGTAGCGGGACAGGCCTCGGTAACATCGATAATATTCCAGTGCCTAACCTGGAGACCAGTCTGCTCTGCTTCATCAATCTCTTTCTGAACTAAACCAATGGCGGTTTTTCGTGTACTAACCAAAACCGTAATTGGCAATTTCCCCTCAAATGGCGAAGGAATCAGCTTAGCCTCTTCGTAGGCCTTTACATTTTGAACAACATCCACTTCGTCGACACAATTTTTGTTGAGTACGCCCTCGGCAAAGAAATTGTGGTTCCCTTCAACCGTAAAATCATACACCCACTGCTCGCCAGCAGCAGAAACCGAAGTAATTTCTGGTAAGTCGCGCACTTTTTTAATGCGCTGACACAAGGGGGAGCCACAGGTATTGCTGGCACTACCAGATTCATAAAACCAAAAATCACTACCACAGACCCGGCATTCCCCGGTATTCCCTTTTAAATCAAATTTGTACGCCATAGTTGGATGAATATGAGGCTTGCATATCTCAACCAGACGACGCTTTGATTCCATCGGACCACGCAAATAAAAATACGTGATTCCGTCCCTGGTATAGTCGCCGACCACGGTCTGAATCCCAAACTTTCTCTCCAAAAAATTAGACAAAAATTGATTTTGTTCTAAAGAAAAACACTCTGTAGAGAGTCGCAGCTGATTCCCGGAGCAGCCATCGTCTTGATACCAAACCGCAAGACCCAAAGGACCAAGCCGCTCTATCCCATTCAGATTTTTTCTGATTTCTAAAAACGGGAGTAGAATCGGAGAACACCCGGACCTAAAACCAACCTGCGGCACACCCGTATAACCACTAGCGCAGTCAGTATCCACGGTCCTTAATTTGTTGTTGATGATCGAGCGCTTCCACTCCATGTAATCTTTTTGTTCTATGCAGTGCTGCTCCTTTAAGTAGGGATTATTAGATGGCTTCTTGTAAATCCCACAATCACCAAGTAATGAACCCAGAACCACCTGTTCCCACGGGTCTTCGCCTTCGGCGGTTGAAATACTTAGGCCTCTAGAGCCTTCCACTATACGGCTGGTCTTAGGAGTTAAGCACTGAAGCTTGCCGGCAGCAAGTAGACGATCCCCGGACTTTAATTTTTCGGCAGGAACAAACCCTTTGCCCAATACATACAGAGGATGATCATAGGTGCAAGTCAGCTTTGTGTCACCGGCCCGAACCTCAATAACCCGCTTGAAGTCTCTATGGGCACGAATAATTCTCTTGAACTCGAATTCACCGGAACCCAAATTAATGGAAAGTACCTCGATATTGTTTTTGGGGTCCGTCACCTCTTCCTTGGTCTCTCCTCCGGGACGACCACCAAAATTCTTGCCAGCGAGTCGATTAAAGATTCCTCTGGCGGTTCTGGCCACTCGATCTCTTTTAGATCCTTCTAGTGATTTTATAAGAATCTGGGAGTCTCCAGCAATACACATAAAATTTACATGTTCGCTGTTCGTTCCCTGGATTGTAGCTATGATAATCTGGATATAATTCTCTAGACGCTCGAGACCATCTGGATTTTTGTCCATAGCTTTGATATCTGATTCAGAGAAGTGGTCCCCGACTTTCGAATTCAAATAATGGACAAACTCCATGCGCCTTACATTTTGGGAGAAGACATAATCCTTAAAAATCGGCCTCCGAAAATAATCATGAACATACCTCTGGGCCTTACTTGCTTGGCTCTCCACGGCGGCTAAATGACAACTAGACCTCCGCATATGCACAATGGCCAAACACTCAAGAATGGCCGCCGCTACAGTCTTAAAAGAATCTCTGGAACTATAGGCGAGTATGCGCGTCAACTCTGGACGGTTACCCTTCATCGCGGCATCATAAACCTCCCAGACGAAATCCATAGGAGAGGACGTAGAATCCTCGTCGACGATGCAATCAGGAAGATCTAGACCTAAAAATACCTTAATCCACTGATGAAGGTCGACCTTCGATTCGCAAGAAACCCAAAACGCCTTTCGAAGATCGTCGTCTGTAAAGGCGTCAGTCACTTCCAGTGCACCTCGCTGAGAGACAAATTTGGTTCATGGATAGCCCAACCTAGGCTGATATTGTTTTCTCCAGCATACTTATGTCTTATGGCTCGAACTACCTCTTCTTCGCTACGATACCAGTGAGGGCGGCCATAGTCTAAATAACCCCAGCGGAAAATACGCATGCAAATGCAGCCACTCTCCAATTTCTCCCACTGACGTTCGGCGGCAGGAATCCATTGTTTCAGATAACACACATTATGGCCACCAGTGCGGCCACTTCCATCGATCCAAGTAACAGTCATTATTGCAGTAAAGAGGTTCGGAAAACCCGGATACATATCTGAAACCGGGAGAGTCCATTTACCTTCTTTTATCGACTTGGCAATTACATTGGTGAGCCAGATGGCGAACTCGTCGCAATCACCGACCTTGTGATCAATATCGTTTAGATACCGGTACCAAACCATCTGTGGAGAGCAAATGGCGTCGCCCAGGTCGATCCAGGAGTCAGGTCTCCAAACCATACCAAGTAGAAATGGCTGAATCTCTTCAAAGGATCCGAAAGTTGGCAACTCAGTGTTGGCGGCGACCCTATCGAATAAAAGCCGATGGATCCTAGACCAATTCGCATATAAGCGAAGTCTAATGAATAAATAAAACAAAAGCCTGGCGAAGAAAACCTTTAGATTCATTTCTTCACCTTATTGGCGGCTAACTTGACGATGTTTGAAGCCTCTTTTGAATTTAAGGGCCGATGAGCTGGAGCGATCTGGGCCTCGACACGATGATGATGGGTAACCTCGGATTGGACCTTGTTTTCTTGGCCTGTGAGTTTTTGCAGAGTTTCGACCGCGGTTTTATAGGCCCGCAAATCATCTATAGCAAAACCTTTCAGGTCGGCTTCGTCGCCGGTTTGAATATACCGTCGTGCCGCTTCACCATGTTTTTTATGGGCGGCTGCCATCACGTCGGCAACAAAGCGAATGCTCTCAAGGGCTGTTTGTTGGACGATTGCCCGGGTACTAGTCAAGAGGTCTTGTAGGTACATATCCCTCTTCTCATCCCATTCGCCCTCTACGCGGGCGAAACAAACTTGGCCCAAGGAAAAACCTCGGTTAAGACGACATATTTCCTCTATCGATTCACCTTTCAGAAATAGGGCAAAAAATCTAGCCTGAGTGTCAGGACTAAGGCGCGGTTGCGCCATCTCCTTCCAGGTTCGATAGGCCAATAGCTCCCTTGACGTCAGACGTACTTCGGCCAGTGTTAGGGGCTGTCTTGTTATTTCTTTGGAGTCTTCTTGAACCGCCATGGTGTCTCCGGGACTATCATCCCCGCAGCAAAATCGGTACCCTCATACTCAGTGTCCTTCACGGGTTCCGCTCGCCTTCCGGTAAAGATTAACTTGCCACCACGCAAGACCCTGGTCTGAAAATCACGACCAAGAAGAAATTGCACACTCTCGTGCAAGCCCCTACATCGAGCGTTAACATCCTTAGGAAGTCTCTTACCCTTTGGGATAGAGAGATCAAAACTTACAATGTGACCTTCTATATCGACTGTGGCGATAGTCGCGGCCATAGGAAACGCAAGCAGGGGCCAAATTTTCAGGTTTTGGACCTGAATTTCATGAAGGGCCCCCGTGCGTCTGAAGAGATCTCGGAGCATGATAACCTGGGCCATACTATCTGCTGAAGATTCGAGCATTTGCAAGTCCCTCCAGGATTTCGGTTGAGGTTCCTAGCTGCGGCTTAAATCCAGCCATATAACGGCGAAGAGCTTTATCTAGGCCCTCACTCTCTTTTACCTTGACGATGGTTTTATCCGTACGCTCTGTTCGAACCCTGGATTTACCAGCGAACAAAGGCTGACGCTTCTCAATCCAGGTGGCTGGTCCCACGATATCCACATGGTACCGATGACGAGGATCAAAAACAATGTCGACTGGGGCTTCTGGCGTATCCCTGAGGCGAATGATTTGCCTGCAAGGACTAGGAAATGTTCGGATACAGAGAATTTCGCCGAGACTTCCATGGTCCACGACAGTAAGAAACCGGGCGCTATTCGCATCCGATACAGTCAGACTTCGAGGTGAACCCAAATAGCGGACCTTGCCAAATTCCTGTGGGCCATGAATATGGCCGCTTAACACCACCGATTGAGGTATAGAATCCGGCAACACTCCACTCTTAGAATAGAACCCATTATCATATCGAGCGCCATTGAATTCTTGGTGACAGATGACAGTGGCTACTTCCGGGAAACGCCTACAAGCATTAACAAAATCTTCGGACTGATGAAAATAAGGAAGATAGAGTATCCCTTCAATCATTTTGGGTTCATCTACGATCGTAATGTAATCCATATCCTCATAGGCCATGAGGGCGTTGGCTTCTGATGAAGCATCACCTGGCTGATCGTGATTACCGACTAACATCATTACCGGCATCTTATCATCGGCAAATGCCTGTAGATTTAATCTCCAAAATCTAAGTACCTCAAGATGAACAATCGCATGAGAGTGGAATTGATCACCGAGGAACACGACCCTGTCTACCGCTTCTTTGCGAACCAAATCGGCAATACCATTGATCAATACAGAGCAATCTTCCAGGTCATCCTGGCGCACATGCGAATCGCCGCAATATAATACCCTAGACATCTCCTATGTCCTCTGGTAGTTCAGCCTCTTCTCTACACTCTAGACATAGCCGAGGATCTAGATCGGCGCACTCCGTACATCTCTCCATACCACAGCCCTCGCAGTCATCGGCGCGTTCTCTATCAAGCCATCCACATTCATCACACGCGAACATCTTATTTGGCCGCCTCGTCTACCCAAACCACCCTTGTAAGGCCACCATGGCCGTGAATCGATTCCAAGACGGTCAGGCTCTGATAAAATGCCGTGGATTGAAGGTATCCCAACCATGCCATAGCAACCGTTCCGTTACTGAACATAACCCCCTCCGCAACATCACCAATGCCACTGGTACCACTAACATCCTCCTCTCGTCGCAAGATGAAGCGACGCATCTCTGTGGCGAGTTTCTTGACTTTCTTCGCCATTTTTCAACCCTCTTGATAGCGAACGAGTTGAATAAAATCTTCTGGAACTAGAATAAAGCGATCTCCGCCCTGTTCAAAGACCTCCTTCGTCCACGGAAGCGTGACCACATCACCTCGGACGAACACAAAGGACCCGACAGAAAAACGTTCGTTACCGATCAGTACCTTCAGTCGATAGAGTGTAGTTTTTTGTTTAACCGTTTTAAAGGCTGTCCCCTGGGTCTCGATCGCAAGTGACTCAAAAGGGGTGCACGCAACCTTACGATTTGGTACGTATCCCAAAAGTCCAGAACCCGCCGCTATCGGCCCAAAAGTATAAAAAACGTTTCCAGTTACGTTAGTGCCTGCGGTTCTATCTGTATTTCCTTCTTCCATATCAAGCTCCTTACCCAAAGACTATAACGTGTTCACGCCCTTCAGCCTCAATAACTTCCGATCCAAGATAGGGAGGTGGTACATCACCGTCTTAAGCTGATTCAGGGCCTCGCGCTTCTCATATCTAAAATCGGGCCTAGATTCCTCATCGGCAGCGAACCTATCTAGGGGATTTTCACGGTCTTCATCTGGTTCCTGACTAGAAGTCTCTGAGGGCATCATACTAGATGCAGCAGAAAGCAAGTTACTTATCTCCGACCCTGTGGTTTTACATGCCTTTTCAACGACAACCCCCTTTGCGTCACGATTGACGGCCTCAGCAACTTTATCATAATCAACAAACCCCTGGTTCCTGACCATAAACTTGTTGGCACGATAGAGTTTTCTTTTATCTTTCGGATAAAAATGAATTAAAGTCTCACTGTAACTTTCTATAAAATTTCCCACCATGCGTTGAACCATCATGGGCCTGAACTTGCGAAATTGCTCGTTGAGGCGTTTCTCGGATCGAAAACGCTTGCTGCTGGGGAGCACGAACTTATCCGCGGCAGATATAAGCCCATCACAAGAAATCTGCACCAAATCCATGTACTGGAGATGGGTAGAGGGCGCCTTCGCAGGAGCCTTGGACCAAAAAATCCTAGCTTGGCTAATAGCAAGGGGCATGTTCAGTTCTACAATATCAGTGCGAGCCCTCTCAATTTGACGCGCCAAAGACCGTAGGCGTGCTCCGGCCGGCCACCGCCTGGACTGGATAGCGAAGAGCACAAACTGGTAGTTGAAATTGTACCGGTACAGGGCTTTATGGTCCCGACGCTCCAAAGCATGGCTAATTGGTCCAATGCACACATTCTGACGTTCACGGAAATAGGGCCTAGACGTCAAGATATTTCCGTTCTGGACACAGATTTTGTCGAGGAATAGCTTATAAACGCCTTCGCCCCATGGGTGTTTGATCAATAAAGCCCGGAACTCCTTCTCTAGATTATATAGTTTCTCCAACTGGCCACGCTGAAGGGCAAGCAGCTCTACGTCGGTCATCTTTCCGTACTGGGCAAGCACATCCTTGAGGCGATCAGCGAATTGACGAAAATGGTCGCCATCATTGTCAGTGGAGAAAGCCATCAGACATTCCACTCCTTGACTTGAGCACCAGTACTGGCATAAATAGCCTGGCGAGAATCTGCGTGCCGTTTCATGGCAGGAACATTGAACACGTTGAAGTCAATAATTTCGCAACTGGTCTTTCCTACCGGCGGATGAAGACGCGTACTACGACCGATAGGTCCTTGTGCCACTTCAATCTCCGATTTTCCGCCTCGTAAGTTGATGGTTGCCTGATTAGCCTTTATATCTGTTCCAATACTGACGCAGCTGGTTCCAATCAAGATAGGAAGTTTTCCTTCATTGAACCTATCAACCAAGGCCCCGGGGTCAGACTTTTGGTATTGAGCCGGCAGAACATCGGGATTAGTACCACCGTGAGCAAAACCACAATCATGTCTTAAATAAGGCAATAAGTGGGTGAACTGTTCGATCTCATCTACAAGTATCAATACCTGTTTACCTTGAGAGGCGAACTTATTAGCCAGCCTAGCTGCCCAGGCGTTCACCAACGGATTATAGTACAGGTGCTTTCTAGTCATTGCGTTTATATCTCTGGACTCAAAGCTAGAATCAGAACGTAAGTTCACCATTGTAAAACCTAGTTTAGCCAAATACCCCTGATTGATCCCTTCGCGAACCGTCATCCGATACACAACCGGACCAGTTATCGAATCCAGGAGCATGTCCAAGCCATCATTCCGCATCTGCGTCGCGGAGAAAAAGTAGCGATGCGTTGCAGGGGCCAGAAGGCCATAACAGACCTTTGCAAGGGTTGAGGCAGGGCAAAGGTGGCTTTCATCGGCAATGAAGCACTCTGAGGCAGCCAGGGCCCTTCCTGGGGCAGATTCTGGGGCGACCTTGGTCAAAGATGCGGCGATACCAACGATGATACGTTTATCTACATCTTTTCTCCCATCTCCAAACAGACCCACATATTTTTTACCCATCCACTTTCCGAAGTTTTCGTAAATCTGCCTGGCAATAGATACGCTAGGAGCCATGATAACGGTTTTTAATCCTAGTTCTTTGACAAGATAGGCTATAATCAGGGTTTTGCCTAGACCCGTGCCCATTTCAACGGCGGCATGTGGCTGTTCCATCAATTTTTCCAGAGCGGCCTGCTGATAAGGGTAAGGAGGGAAAGGAACGCCTGCCCAAGGCAGAACCTGATGGAACCGAGGTAGCTTAACCAGGGATTTAACTTCACATCGGAGTTGTTGCTTTAAGGCGGTGGCCATTCCCGAATAAGTCCACAGACCCTGATCGTCTTCAAAAAGAAGACATTTGATACGAGATGCCTTCAGGGCCGCCATTTTTTCGTCATAGGCTTCACGTCCAAATTTATCTGCGTACCAGGTGGCGTGTCTAAATTTTTGAAGCTCGAAGTCGATTTTCTTATCTCTGTAGGTAAGCATCGTCTTCAGGATGTCATGTGACATATCGGTGACGATACGTAGCCGCGTCGGAGTCTCCAGGGTTAATTCAGTCATACAATTCCTCTGCGAGTTTGCTGTAAATTACCGCCAGTGCCTGTGAGGAACGGGTTCTAGAAGAACCCGTAAGTGGAATAGGTGAAACCCCAAGTTCGGTCATAAGGGGAATAAGTTTTTCATCCAGTGATTCACTGAATTTTTGATCGTGAATACGATTTGGATCCAGACAATGTCCGGGTGGAACTGGATGAACATAGAAAATCAAGGGTTTATGACTCAGATACTTGGTTATCATCGCCTGTACCAACGGTTCTTGACGTTTTTTCTCGCTCATGTACAGATAAGAATTGAGAGGTGAGCTATCGCCGATGATGGTAATTGTCTGTCCACAGCTTGTTACCAGAGTCTCTTCCAGTTGTTGTTGTTGTTGCATGATGGATTCTTGGTCTACGTCCGTTAAATACAGGCGTTGATTAGGTTTTAAACCTGCTTTTACCCGTTGTATTGCGATATAGAAACGAGCTTGTTCGGGAATGAACTCCACACTCTGCCCAGAATCTTTCAAATCAGCGAATATCAACGCTGCGGTGGTGGTTTTACCACTACAGGGACTTCCAACGAATGAAATCAACATAGTTTTACTATAGCGAGCGAAGCGAGTCAAGTAATTGGAAGAAATAAGAGCACAATCAAGATCTAGGTTATAATCACCGATGGAACAAAGTTTTCCTCGGTTCAATCTCAGTTCAAGCAAAGCTCAGATTAAACTCAAGATGTGCTCAAGTTTATCTACATGTTGAGGTTCTATTAATCTCTATGTAAATTCATGTAGATTTAAGTTAGAGTTCATTCAGTATACATATAAATACATTCCGTGACGCGTCAACTCAAAGAGTGCTCCTTATGAGCACATATAGGTAAGAAAAATCGAAAAAGGGCAAAAAACACCTTACCGATAGGCTGCTTGTTATGAGCACATATAGGTAAGTTGGTTTTTGGGAGAAAGCTATCAATACCTACTCCCTTGAAGAAGATCTACGCTATATACCCTGCATGAGTCTAGAAAATATGGCGCAGCAGGTCTTTGAATTCATCTGCGATTATCCGGGTGTCTGGACTAATGCGGATCTGGCCGATAGGTTTGCTCGCACTACGCCATCAATCTGCTCCTACCTTAAAATATTGAAAGTACAGGGTCGAATTAAATCTCAGACCAAGCGTCAGCGTATTGGCTCCGTGTGGGTCGTACGCCGCCATCTTTCCGTGGTTCAAAAACAAGGGGCTGTATGAGCGTTTCGTACCAGAAGGTCAAATCGGTTGGCAAGGACGTCAAGGCTAGGGGCCCGGCTCTGGAGAAAACGATTCTCCGGACCATGGGAATGATTGCTAACGTCGTTGGCGGCACCCTTGGACCCGGTGGACAGCCAGTTCTTATCGAACGTCAAGAGCACGACATGCCTCCTATCGTGACCAAAGACGGAGTCACTGTCTTTAGAAATTTGGGCTTCGACGATTCGACATCCCAGGTTATCTTGGAGGCAGCACGTGATGCCGCCATCAGAACCGCGAATGAGGCCGGTGACGGCACCACGACCGCGACTATCCTAGCCGAGGCAATTGTGCGTCTCACTCATCTCTACTGTCGCGAGAACCCCAGGGTTTCTCCGCAGCGGGT